CTTTAAGTTGATTCTTGTTCAAACCAAAACAAATCCTCCAATTGCTTTGCCGTCAAACCTCCTTCAGAAGCTAATGGTAAATAAGCCTCCGCCCCTTCTATGTTGTTTGTGAATTCTATCTTCCTAACTATAGACAACCAATGCAAAGCCAACAATTCTCGCAAACCTTTAAGATCCGGCTTCATCATAGTGGCGGCCATTTTTACCAACCAAAAGTTAAAGTATTGTTTGGCTAATTCTAACTTCTGAGTTCCTCCTTCTTTAATGATGATCTTAGAACCGGCTGACAAGTTCTCTGCTGATAGCCAATTTGGCTTTTTGCTGTGGTCCTCTGTCTCGTTAAATTCTATTAATTTAAAGTTCCAGGTCTTGAGTGCGTTCGCTCTACTTGCTTTAAAGTTCGCTAATTTCATAAAATCTTTCCACTCTTTGCCACCTAATAACGGCATTTGACTAGGCTTAATTTTCCCATTAAACCTGACTAACGCTTCGTCACCTTTAATGTTGGCTTTCTCGGACGAATCTAGCATCATTGGGGACATTGCGATGACGAGTTCGGGAGATACGGCTCTGTTTAATTTAACTTGCATTTTCCACATCTGTGTGTTGTATCTTGACAACCTCGTCAATTCAGGAGAGTAAGAGGAGGCTGCTCCTTGAGTTTTGCCGCTTAACAAATAATTTACTATGGGTCTAACGACACTTTCCGGATATTTTCCTCTGTACTCAGATGGTTTCTTTGAAAAGAATACGTCTCCCGGCCTCGTTCTGCCACATCTCCCAGCCTGTTGACAGGCTTCCTCCATATTGATTTCTCTTTTCTTTGTGGTGTACTCACAAAGTTTTTCCATATAAGTTGACTTCGTTAACCCAGTCACGACTACTGCGCAAACATTTTCAAAGGTTATACCACATTGATAATCTGACGTGCAATATATTATCGACAATGGGTGACTCCTCTCCACGTACTTGGTTGCGTACTTACCTAATTCAGGAGTTAGCTTAAGGATATGCATGCCGTCAGTTTCATGCTTTGGCTGTCCGTCTTCATTAAAAATCAAAATTCTCCCTGTCTGTATCCAGTTCTCGGGAACACCCACGTGCCATTCCGTGTCAAATTTGGCTCTAATAGGTATTGGTGGATCCCTACCTAGATGAGTCGCTGTTAAGAAAACGAAATTTGATTTCACCACTCTTGAGACGTCACCCCAAACTATTGCTGAATGACTCGCGGAATCATAATGAGATTCGTCTAACATGACGACATCATCAGATTTGGGTCTGGTTTCCTCATCGTATGTACACGCTAAAAACATCTCACTCGTCATTATTACGACTCTAACATTTGACTTTGCATCATCACCGCTAGAATATCTGTGATGATGATTGCATATGGCGCACGTTTGGTCACGAATTTGCATCCATCCTGAATGTGTTGACAAAAGCTCTTCGTAAAAACTTGGTTTTGGTAACACTAAGAACACTCTTTGCAATTCCGCCACATGAGCGACTAAATCTGTTGACTTCCCAAATCCGGCTGCTAAAGCAAACTTGTAGTTGCCCTTCAATTTACTAACGGAATCGTAACCGTATAGACTTAACCATTCCTTGAAGGACCTTCTACTCCAATCAGTTGATTCAACGTTAGCCGTTATCATTTCATATGCATTAGTTTCCGACATTTCTGATAACATTAACTGCCTAACGGGCCCGCTTTTAACGCCTGTCATCAACCAATTTGGATCGGCCATGGTCGCTTTGACTATTTGTTTGTCTCTAATACACGATAACAACGCAATTTTGACTTTAATGTTCATTCTAAGGCGCCGCCACGCACCAGATTCGCTGAATCTGTCTAGAGCTGAGCCACCAGGCGGTTTTAGGTTTTCAACGAATTCCCATTCATACTCCTCTTCGACGTGCAATCTGTTATTTGCAACGTCATGCAAAATCCATTTCTTTCCATTGCGGATGCTGTTCAATATTGACTGCGGCCATAAAAATTCAACAGGCTTTCTGCTGTTCATTCTATTAGTCCTTTCTTTAATCAGCTCTCTCACGTTCTGATCGCCTCCGTTTGTGTGCTTATCATCGCCAGATTTGCCATGCTCAGCGTCAGTTTCTTTTGAGCTCCACGAACCTCTCGGAAAATGTCCAGGCCTTTGGTCTAAAGGAACGAGCATGGGAGGTGACTTAATTATCGTCGTTGCTTCGCCCACTACCATTTGATGCGGTTCGTCAACTGTTTCACCTTCTGCAAACGCAAATAGGCTTATATTTGATGCCTTCTTTTTAACATTTTTCCGCATAGACCCGCGACTTACGAGCATTTCATTCGAGTTGTTTTCCAGTGGTGAGCTAGTTATGGGTTCAACACCCATTTCAGACTCCCCTGTACTTACCAATTTTCTCCCATCTGATGTTTGATTCCTTTCAGTAGACCCAATTAACTCGTCCATCGATCTTGCTATTGTAATTTGTCCCGCACAGCAAAGTATGCCGCAAATTATTATTGCATTGCAAATTGCCAATTTTAATCTCTTGGACTCATCCGAAATTATCTCGCTTACCAGTCCCACGGTTTGATTCATAAGCTTCGTTGCAGATGCGCTTCTGTTGAATAAATGCCATTTCTTGACCCATGCCTTAAATTTGTTTTTCTTCGAGATCGCAAATAATTTGTTCCAATTTCTTAGCACCTCTCTAATCATCCAATCAAACCAAGCTTGTTTGAATACGTTCTTTCGAAATTTCCAATTGAGCCCAACTCTCGTTCCGATCGTTGAGTGATGTTGAATTTCTTCGATTGATTGCGAGCTCTGAATTTCTGCGATTGGTTGCGGCTCTTCGATTATCTCCTCATCAAATACGCTTGCTCCGTGAGCTACGACCACTGCAACGCTTAGAGTGTAAGCAATAGTTTTAACGAAGCCAACGGCTAAGGGCTTCGCAACTTTTTGAAGCGTCCACATCATTCCTTTTTTGTACTTATTTGGTCTTTTGACGACAACTTCCACCCATTTTTTGTACTTCCTCCCGGTTTGAATTGACACGCACTCCACCTGTTTGACATCGTACTCAGTGTTGTTGTCAACCCAATTCGCATACTTTGATTCTATCAGCTGTCCGATGTTTGGAAGGTGTTTGTCAACGGAATTCACAGCTTTAGAGCAATTTCTCCCAAATTTATGCAAATGATGGTTTGGCACTTCCATGGCTTCCCTCATTTTGAGCGCTTCTTTGTTTATGTTCCGTCCAGTCTTCTTAATTTGAAGGTTAAAATTGTCGTTGAACTTTCTCAGCCCTTTGTTGATCGCTTTGTCATATCTCTTGTTGTTTCTTTCTGGTTTCCCCCAACTTAATTCCTCCATCGATGATTCGACTATTAAATGGTCGCCCGACCTTAATTCATGACTAGCCTCTAACAGGGAGTCCATCGATGCTGGCTTGAGTCGTGAGCTTACAGTCTTCCTGAGTCTTTCCGCTTCAATCGCAATTTCTTTAAAAGCTACGAACTTCTCGTTAGCTATCTCAACGGCTTTATCCGTTCCATATATCACGTCTCCAACGTGTTCACTGATGTCGAATGAAAATTTACCAATCTTGAAAACATACGGCTTCTTATTTTTCCTTGAACATGAAATAACGATTTGTTTGGCTTTCTCGCTTTGCTCAGTAACTATATTAATACTAATTGGTCTAATCGCTGTAGTCTTATCACTCAAGCTTCGGCATCTAAAAGCCAAGTGTTCTATTGTCCTGATCGGTTTTTCGTTCGAGACTATTCCCAATTCGAATAAATTAGTTTTAATTATTTGCCAGTTCCCGTCGAGTGACCCATTTTTTGAATCAATCCGTTGTGCTGTTTTTAACTCAACAGCTTTCTTTCTTTTTGCGTCAATCATTTTCTCCGCGATCCTTTGCATTTTGAGTTTCATTTCCTCTATTGGCTTTTGTGAAAGGATTTGAAGCTTTCCTGTAGTGCCATCTTTCTTCATCATCTTGTTATATTCTTTCTCAACTTTTTCACCAATTTTCTTGGTTTCCTTTACAATGTTTCTTTTATTCCAGTACTTGAACCATTTCTTCTTGGTTGGCTCATTAACACTACTTTCTATAGGATTTGTTGGATTTGAAAGAGTCGGTGTAGACAACTCCACATTAGAGGACCCAATCTTCGTCCAAGGCATTGCTTGTTCTTGTGTTTTTGGTTTGTGTGGTTTTGCTTCTGTCAGTTGTAACACAGTAAATTTTTCCGGAATTGGGTTTTCCATCATCTTGATCAATTCTTTGTACTGACTTTCAATAAACCATCGATTGCATTTGTATTTGGCACACAAAGCTTTGACTAAACAATTGTGATCATACCACATGTCTAATTTTGACTCAACCCCCATTGATTCGAGAATTGCTTCAGTATCTTTAGTCTTTCCAAGCATGTAACAATAACTCATAACTCTGGCTTTCATATTTTCGTCTGTGGCTTCTGACACGCCATTCGTTACGGCGAATCTTCTTCTTAGTCGGACGTAGTCCGGACCACATTCCAAACAACCATTCTCGTTTTCGTAAATGATCATTCTCAAAAAACCACCTTGTTCTTCACTAATTTCTGGTTTGCTTATCATGTTATAAAACCTTGCACTATTTTGTTTCACTTGGTCAACTGTTAATCTAGTTTTTGATCCTATCAGGTTGTCATCACCTAAACCAACCATGAAAACCAGAGAAGATCCTAGCCTGTCTAATAATCTCGTTTTAACGATTAAGTTGGTAATGAAATTACCTATCGCGGTCGTTGCTTGGCCAGTCTGCCTCATAGCGTCATTGTCCACTCTTATGGTGACTCCTCTGGCTGTCCATCTCTTGTGAGCATCTTGCCAAATGTTAATCACAAAGTCTCCAATGCCTAAATGCCTTTTGTACACTTCCATCTCGATGTTGATAATGTCCCATACGGTTTGCCTGTCCTGTTTCTCCAGATCATCTTCAATGAATTGAACAACTATTTTCTTGTATCTATTTAGATAATTGCTCAGTTCCGGAGCTGTTAACCCATCAGCATAAACTATGTTATCCTTAAGCAATCGCTTTAATCTGTTTTTGGCTTCAATAAAAATTGGACTGAAAAGCGCCGTAATTCCTTTCTTCTGCCATACGATCAGTCTAGTTTTCTGTTCTTCGATCGTCCCCGGGGCCATGTCTGTCATAGACAGATCTGCGCTGAGTGCGTCTTTCATCCTGGACTCCAGTTTTGCATGAATGTTCAATCTATTAAGTGGATGCAACTCTTTGGCTTCCTCTAATATTTGCACTATCTCGTCCAAAACTCTATTATTGCCGGGTCTGTCTTTGATCCAATTCAAAATGTCATCATAATTGAACACCAATTGGTCAGCTTTGTGCATTTTTGCCATGTCTGACCATCCCTTTCTGTAACAAGTTTTTTCGAGCCTATTCAACTCTCTTTCTATGTCTAGTTCCTCTGTCTTAACCTTGATTTGGTGTCCGTACAAATCGGTTGTTCTTTTGGCTGTCTCTAACAACCTCTTGGTGAATATTGGTCTCGAGTACATTGGATATTTTTCCAACTTCGCTTTCTCAACGTACTCCAAGGCCACGTCCGGTCTTCTTATTCTAACAGGCTTCCCTTTAGCTGGTAGCTCTATCACAATGTCATCTATGCATACAGTGTTGTCCCAGTAATTCATCGTTTCTGGGCTGGGAGTTTCTACATACACGTCGAACTTGTTTGTTGACATTGCACTCAATGCGTTTGGAATGTACATTGCCATTTCTCTCTCGCCCTCAACTGGCCCCAAGTCCAAAGGAACTTCTAAGCAGTCTGATCTTAAGTTCCACGTGTCCACCGTTTGCAGTGTTTTCAGCTCATCTTCTGAGGGTTTGAAAGCGCCCGGATCGCGTGTAGCACTAATTTGTTGCCTGAATTTCAAGAATGGCTGATTCGTTCCCTCGCTGATTTCATGCCAAAAATTCGGCTCTTTTGTTCCCACCTCAACTTTCTTCGCTTTCCTGATACCAGCACCGGTAATGATAGCCTCAATTTTAATGAATGAATACCAGCAAATAACCAGTACTTCTGAAACAATTTGATTCTTGCCGCTGGCATATAATGACATGCAATCTGCCACGCTTGGTCTGCTGGCTAAGAGTTTTGCTTTCCTGTTACCTGCAACAAATCGCGTCATTTTGTCGTACTCTTTCCCTATTTTAATTAAATCTGCAATTTGATCATTCGTGCCTTTGGAATTGAACGTGTCAATGGACTTGTTCGTAGCTGAAGGGAGGTAACCCAAGTTTGAGAACTTCCAATCGTGTTTTCTCGAGAATCCAACGACATCCGCCAAAACATCATTTGTGAGTTGCAAAGTTCCAGTTCCGGTGTACCTTGATACTAAGCACTCGAGTGATGCATGGGCGCAATTTGTGGCTAAGATAAATTCACCATTTGCCAAGATTAATTTTAACAAGCCATCATGAATTTTAAGGCCGTTCATCAAATTATCTGGCACTTGCATTCGACCGTTAGCGTTGTACAAAACAATGTTTCTAGGTAATTTTGCATCGACGAATCTTCTGATGTCAGTTGTGTGATGCGACCTATTGTCGTAATCAGTTAATATTAGCTTCTCTGCGGTGAAGTCCACTTGAATGCTGCCGGCTAGTCCCCATGTCAGGCATCTCTTTCTAGACTCAGCATTTCCAAATCCTAAACTTGCTTGGCCTTTAGTTAAGAATTTCTTCTCTCCTTTTTTCTTAATCAACCTCACGCCCATGTCAATAGCGGACGCGCCGTACGTGCCTAAATCTCCTACCAAAATCTTTTTGCCTCCTATACCTCTGACGCATAAGCATAAAGCATGCCCTTTTGTGTTGCTGACCAAGTAAGCTTTGCCTTCGGATATTTCAGTGTCCATCGGTAATGAGATCCAGTAACTGTGACGTTGATTTGGAATCGACAAACTCCCTTTGTTTCGCATCATGATTTTTACGACTTGCCCCTCTAGTCGGAAGTTGAGATTATCAATGTCTAAGTGATCCATCAAAGAACCAGGAGCAATGTTGTGAAAATTGTGAGTTTTCAATGATTGCACCACCGATTTCGCTTTGGTTTTAACTTCACCAATCCAGACGTCTAAATCAGAAGAGTCTACTGCACTTGTTATCTGTTCAATCTCAAATTCATCGTTGAGTACCATATGACTGCCAGTGTTGGTTTTGACGATTGACGCGCATAACAAGGGGTTAAATGCGTCAAAAATAATACCATTGCTTTGTCCACCATTCATTAAACAATAATTGATTCTTAAAGAGCTCAAATGTCTTTCTAACTCTTCCAGCGTTATGTTTTCTCGCCAACCTGTGCACAACCTTATGGCCGGCATGTCGACGTAATCGTAGTGTCGCCGCAAGAAGACTTCCAAGCACATCAGAGTACAATCTCCGTCTGTTTCTGGATCATAATTCACGTCCGTACCTTTCTTCGCTTTGATTAGACCTGGTGTGTAACTGAATTCACTTTGCAGATTGTCGAAGCACTCGCTGTAATCCCATTTCTTTTTTTCAGGGTCGTACTCGTCTTGCTTTGTTAACCAATCACCCTTAATCTGCGGAGTGTTGTTCGGCACATTTATGTAATTTAAATTTCTGTGGCCAATGTCTATTTCCGGCAAAGACACTACTTTTCCGTTAGTTATCATCAGTTTGATAACTCCTCCCAAGCCCTGAGTTAAGACATCAAATAGCTCATCAAACTTGATTAAACCCACATCGTAAATCACATTAGTTGAATACACCTTTGTCCCGATCGCGACGCAGCCGGTTTGAGCGGCAACGTACTCAATCAACTCCGATGACCCCCTAACGTTAGAGGAAAATTTCAACAACTTTGCTCCCTTCCACTTTGCCGCACAAATGGACGCTTTAATAAGCGAATCATAGTCTAGATCTTCCAGGTATTGGTTCTGGTTTAAATTCGTGTACAAACATACTGGTTGATTAAAATCGAAGTTGTCAAACGCGTACTTGATCAATCTGCAATAAGCTAAGTCTATTAAGGACACCAAGTTGTGGAGCCATTTGTCGAGGTCACTGTTTATTGTTGTCAACTCTTCCCGCTCTTCCTCAATTATGGATGAAATTTGTTGCTCCATATCTGAACACGACTCACCTTCCGATTCTAACGATTGAGATGTGGCTGTAATCATGGTAGCCAACATTTCAGCGTACGGTTTGTTGTTGTTCACGATCGCTTCATTGATTTCTTTAATCTCTTCAGGAGCAAAGTCTCTATTGTTTAACACGCGAAGAATGCTAGAATTAACGTGTTTTCCGGATTCACTTGTCACTTCCATTAAATGAGCTAATTCGGCACACGAAGCGTGTAATTGTTCCTTGCGTTGATTGGTGGCTCTACACCACTCGTGTATCAACGTGTTATCCGTTGCCTTAAAGGATGTTATAGCGTCGTCATTTCCTGTACTCCTAGCTAAAATTACAGGCTCGGATTTGGCCATGCCTGTGATCAAAACTAATCCACCAAAAAGTGACGGAAAAGTGTCAACTAATGAATCTCTCTTAATAGCTACTATATGAGTGGGCTTGTTTTCATAACCTAATGAGTTGGTTTTTGTGCCATTTCCCCAATGCCATGCAGTGTAAGGTCTCCAATGCGTGTAATAGTAAACATATTTACTAAATCTATCTTTAAATTCCGTTCTGTGAGTTTTTCCCGTAGTCCACCCAATAATATAACCCCCGGGAGCATTGTTCGGTTGCATCTTTTGAATAGTTTCTCCTGCTGGGTGTTTCAACATTCCTGGTCTGTTGGGGGAAGTGTACAAAGTGGGATGTCTAACACAGCTAAATCTTTCAAATGGTTCGGAGTAAGTGTCGACGTGCAGCTTCCCTGTCATCCTAGGCTTGACCACACAATCTTTTGGACTAATCGCCCCTAACGAAACAATCATTGACGGAGATTTGACGAGAACGTCCAGAGCCAAGTAACCATCGTCGTAACTGTCAGGCGTTTCTTTGTTAGTCAATGGTGCGCACTCTGCTGTTAATTGAGACTGTTCAAAACGCAGTTCAAAGCCGGAATCCAAGCATGCCGCGCAGCAATCTTTATCCCATTGATCAAAAATTGGTAAATTATGATCTTTACATTTTTCAGTCGTCCTTGGAATCTTGTAAAATTTCAATGATCGCGTCGTGAACGCATGCAGTGAACATCCAGCTTCTATGAAAATTCCGTTATCTTTTCTGTCCCAGTTGATGAATCTATGATCGTGACCCTTTGTGCTTCTGTGAGTAAAGTGAGAAGACATAGTATCAAATTTCAGTGGTTCTAAACATATTTCGACGCACGTTTTTGACCATACAATCAAACCTCTATTCCATGTTTCATACGCTATGTACCAGAACTTGTTTTCAGCAACTATAGTCGCAGGGTTTGACCAAGTGTAATTTTTGTTAATAGATAGGTGATTGCACCACGGCATTTTTCCCGTGGATTTAACAAAACTTGGG